TATTTGGTTGGCGCTTCGGGCCTACCACTTGCGTTGTAAAACTCGCCCCATTGATCGTCCGACCAATTCTCAGCAGGCCGGGCCATATTATCAGCGCCGACCATGCGCTCTAGGTGCGTGTATGATTTCGCAAGATTATTAACGTCTTTGAACTTTTGTAAGCTCGGGTTGCCTCTGTTTTCTTCGTTTAGTGTATCCAGAAAGCCTACCTCAACCGGGGCTTCCATTGCCACGTCTTGAGATCCCGTATCAGAGATTGCCTCATCGCTCATATTTTAATTACCTTTTGGTTTGCTTTCCTCGGTGATCATCCTGGCGATATGCAGCATGGCGCTGCGCTGACCTTCAAGGAAAGCACTTTGATAAGGGTCGCCAGGAACAAAGGTTGTTTGATCGTAGTTCAGCCGGGCTTTTAGATCTGCCAGGACAATATCCCCGTCACCGTCTGAGTTAAAAACAAGACGGTACGAGCGCTTTACATCTTCTATTTTCTTCATTGCGGCAGACCGCCGGGCAGACCACCAACCGCCTTGACCATTGGCGCGGCCTTTTGCATTTGCTCTGCGGCCATCATTTGCTGTTGTTGCTGAGCTTGCGCGGCCTCTGCCTCTGCCTGGGCCTCGCGTATTTCAGCAACCTGCGCGTCTGATCTTATCACCTGGGCCGGTATGCCCGTTATATCGACCAGATATTTTACCAAGCGGTCTGAATCGAGATAATCCATTACAGGCGCTATTTCATTGACTTGCATAAGCACCTCGAACCCGCGCAACATTGATTGCAGATCCGTTAGCTTTTGAGCTTTTGCCAGGGGAGATACATACTCAATATCTATATCCTGGCCCTGTAAAGCCTCAGGGGGGGTTGGGAGCAGCCCCGCCCTGAGTAGCAAGCCAAAGCACCGTGAAATCATGGGCTGCAATAGCTCACTTTGGAGGCGACCCAAAACTGGCCCGAGTAGTCTCATACGCTCTTCGTTGCGCTGCAGCACTTCCGTTGCAGTTTGCTGCACACCGCCCTGGCTTAGAATTTGGTCTATGAAAAACGCCTTGTTGATTGCTTCCCGGCGCTGATCTTCCATTGCCAGGCCCAGAGGATTATTCGCGCCGATCTGCATGGGCTCAATGCGATCCCTGGAACCTGATCTATAAAAATTCAAGCTTCCCGGCGTAGTGCGCACAGGCAAAACGAATCCATCGTCTGGCACCATTAAAGGAGGATCTATTTGTTTTTGGGCTGCGCGGATCGAAACTTCGCACATTTTATTAAGCATTTTCGTATCGGGCAAAGCGTTCATCGAGACGGATCTGCCATAACTTGACGTGCTATCCTTGCTCATTCTTGGCGTCAGAAAACACATTTCATCATAGCCGCCTTCGCTCAAAAGCATCTTTGTTTCAGCATGATAATATACTGAGGCAAAGGGCTTAGACATTTTCGAAAGCTTGCCGGTTGTTTCGCCTCGAGGAAACACGCAATGTATAATATCATGTTCTTTATATGGGTCGGTCTTTAGATCTTTAAGACATGCCTGGGGAAGCTTATCCTCGCCAAAGCGCTGCGCCATTGCTCGAGCAGACAGACGAAACTTGCGAAACACCGTATCCACAATGTCATTTGCGTTCTGGGATATGTATATTTCTGCAATATGCCTGGATTGAAAGCGCAAGCCGTCCTGATCGCCCTCGACATACATTGCCGCCGTTCCAAAAGTCACCAAATCATAATAAAGCTCATGCACTTCTTGCTGAAAATTAGACCGATTGAACTGTTGGTACATTTGATCAATGGCAAGCTCGAGCCATTCATTTGCTTCATCGTCGCCCTGCAGCATAGGATCTCTGTATCGCATGCTAAACCAGGGCGTTGAGGGGCTTGTGAGCATGCCATGCAATGAGCTGGCGAGTAATTCAACGGCATGTATTGCAGTGCCATCGAAGATCCGCTCTGTGCGCTTGTCTCCCTGGGTGCGTTTTTTAGTAATGTCTGCCTTTCTAGGCAACATAAAGTCAGCGAGCTCCTGCCAATGGCTCTCCCAGTTACTTCGCTGAGATTGTAACTGCTGAAAGCGCCTGTCCAGGTCGGCAACCATTGGCTTAATTTGCATTAATACAGCCCATATGTTTGCATCATAGATCGCCTCTTGGCTTTTTTAGGATCACCGCCCTTAGATTTGCCAGACATCTTTTGATTAAGACGCTCGAGGGGATCCACGGTGTCCCTGCGCTTTGCAGGCTGAGAGGCTTTCGCGCCCATTTCACCAGCAATATTGCGCTTTTTCATCATCATCATCTGATTAATCCACCCATAAGAGAGCGTTTCTTGCGTGTACTATCATCGCCAGCAAGTAACCCAGCCGGGCTTGTGGCAATCGTAGAAGATCTGCCTTTTTTGTTTGCATCGAGTAAGGCTTGTTCTGTTGCGCCAACAGCATCGGCATTAGGCAAGCTAGGCGCTGCGGCTGAGCTCATGGCAGACCTTCTAGCTAGATCTTGGTAATACCTATTCGATTGAGCGACACCGCTGTCATCTTCTTTATATAAAGCAGAGGGGTTGTTACGCGCATTTTCACGATCAACCGTTTTGCGGGTGCGGGCTTCATATGGTGTTTCGTAGTCATCATAAAACCCATCATTTCTTTTGTCTGGATCGTCCTTCATGCCAGTGCCAATCGCAAAGTCATTCGCCATGCTGCTGAAAAAATCGCCAACACTGTCTAAAACAGATCGTCTCGCCATATCTATCTCCTACGCCGCAAAGACGTTATAGCTACTCAACGCCTGTTGCTGTGGCGCTCGCATTTTGTTGTTTCCAATTCTCAAGCCAACGGCCAAGTACCTAAACGCATCTGCGCTGTGGCTCGAAAAATCATGCACAGGGGTCGCTCTAAACGTCCGTGTGCGCTCGTTATAAGCCCTGTGATACTGTCTAAGAGCCTCGAGCCCTACCTTGGTCTTATCTCTGTCAAACCAGCACTTAGGAATAAGCATCTTCGCTGCGTGTATGCCATCCTCAAGCCCAAGCTTGGGAACAACGCGGAAGTTAAGCCCGAGATCATAAGCAATCTCCCTGCGACTTTTCCCGGTTCCTAACTCCCTCTGCTCAATGTCATGCGGAGCAAAGTGATCCTGGTATAAATAACCCTTGTCAGACAAAACCTTGCAATAGTGCGGCAAGCCCTCGCCTCGCGTCTCATAGTAATCAATCACATGAACAGCTCGCCCGGCAGTCTGCACAAAGAATACCGCAGTGCTATCGCCTACGCCAAGATCCCAAAACGTACTTACGCGCAACGCAGGATCATACGGCACATTCGTAACGCGCCCATCTTCCTCAGCCTGCTCAAGCTCCTTGCCATAGATTGATCCAGGCACATTCGCCTGCCAAGAACACTCAAATTCTTGGGCAAACTGATCAGGGCTCATCATCTTCTGAGCGGCCTCTAGTTCCTCGCGATCAAGCAACCCAGTCTCAGAAGCCTTGTGAACAACAGCAAGCCATTCATCGTCGCCCTTAGCTTGCTCATACAGCTCGTAGAAAGCGTTATGACCTTGAGGGGTGCCAATGAAACAACACCAACCCTTAGAATTAGACAGAGCAGGCCTGATCACCTCGGGAAAGACGCTCTCAGGCATGTTAGCGTATTCGTCCATCACAACGCCATGAAGCTCAAGACCTCGCAATGCCTGGCCGTTCTCAGCGCCTAACAAGCTTATCCTAGCGCCGTTAGGTAAATCACATCGAAGCTCAGTCTCATTAAACCGCACGCCAGGAATAGAGCCAGCATACTGCTTAAGCAAATCCCAGCTAACAGACTTAGCCTGCCGATACGTAGGAGCCATCATAGCATACCGGGGATTAGGCCTAGAGCTCATTAAAGCATCGCGTAGTATATGATTAATAGCCCAGACAGTCTTGCCAAACCTACGGTGACAAACAACAACGCCCCAGCGCCTCGCTTGCATCTCAGCATGAAGCTGAGCCTGCAGCGCTCGCGGTGCGTAAGGTATGACAATCTCCATGGAAGCCCTGCGTGTGTGTGTTTTATAATCGGGTCTTATAGCAAAAGTCGGGCGCGGCCCGCGAGGCGGGGGTGGGGTCGCCTGGGCCTCGAAAACCGGGCAATCGCTGCGCAAACGGGGTGATTACCCGTTACCTGCGCCAATGATTACAGGCGCTTAGCTGTCCTGGGTCGCAGCCTGGTCGCAAGGATCCGACTTGGCGCGAACTGATCTATCTTCCCGCGCGTAGCTCGCTCACCTGTGCGCTGAGGAATACGGAGATCTACACCTTATCTCTACATGATCCCCTGGTTACCCTGATGACCAACTCAATCTTGCCTGGTCAATCGAAGTCCCTGGTATAGCCTACTCTGTCCCTGGTGAAGCTTGGCTGTCATCAGCAGAGCTTATCGCTACGTCATTGCCCTGCCATGAGATAGTGATAGCTGAGTTCTGTGGTGCGTCCTCTTTCTTATCCCTGATGCCATTGGGCTGCATTCGTGCGATGACCCACTTGAGCGCGTCCACTTTGTTCCTGTTGTTCGTGACGTGTGCGTGAAGCGTTCTGTTATCATCGAATGTCGGAAGCGGTGCCATCATTAGATCTGTTATGTGATCGAAATAATACTCTGCCTGGAGCGATCGAGCGCGTCGATACATTTCAAAGAACTCGTCGTTTCTTATGACTGCCCTGGTGACTGCCGCGTATGATGTACCCACGTTTGGATCCGCTGCAACGGTCAGCAAGCTTTCGCCCTGGCTGATCCTGTCGCAGATCATCTCCATGACTTTCTTGTTAATCTTGCTGCGGGATACCATCGGATCTTTCCATGAAAAAACCCGGCGAGCGTTGAGCTTACCGGGCTGAGTTGTGTAGTCAGAGAGTAAATGTTGAGTAGACAAAGGACAAATCGCAATAGCTGGGCGATTATATCCTAATCGCTAACATATTCGGAGCATCCGCGCAAGCTTCTTGATTTATTTTATCATTACCCCTTGACGCATTCCGTCAAGTATACTATATAAGAGTTGTAGCAAAGATCTTCGGATCCAGCTCGTTCCCCCAGAAACCCCAGAAAAGGAGACACAGATATGTCAGCATTTGCTTGTAATGAGGCCCACATCGGGCAGTTAGCAATTCGGTTTGCAGAGAATAATATATGGCTTGGCGAGGCTCAGCCTGACGCTCAGCAATGGGCTTACGCATTAGCCTGGGCAAATATCAATGCTTTGATCGAGCGGTACGACGAGCATGACGCAGAATTTTTAGTTGGTTGTTCTTTCACTGACTACGTTGCCGGTTGCGTTCAAGCTAGTCGGTGCGTTGATTACAGCTTGAGAGCCATAGACATTATTCGGATGGCTCAATGCTACGATTACCAGGCTTGTGAATACTTCCATTATCGGAACGCAACTTTTGCGAGCCAGAGCGATGTTGGAGCCTGTCACGTCAACAGATTGATAAGCGACATGATCCGGTCTTTGCCTGGTCATAACGATGCCATTTACCACTACGACGGTGACGGAGCTCCCCAGGCTGTACGGATTGCCTGATCTTTTGTCGGCGGCCTACCCAGGCCGCATTCATAAGACCAATAGCTCAGAAAGGAGCAACAAATGCAAAGAAACTATCACAGGGCTTACAATCAGCTCAGATCAATAGGCGCACCAGTAATTGAGGGCGGTTACAATGGCGAGGATACTTTTCGCATCAGCGCCGAGAGTAATTACTCAGAAACTTGGGCAGACTATTACATGATGACAGACGGTGATGGCACTGGCTTTGATATGGGTGTCAGTAATCGCATCAACGATATTTTAGATCATCACGGCTTGTTTGCTGAATGGATCAACCCGGGTGTTCTTGCCGTTTGTGAAATATAGGGGAGCTATACATGTGTTTTGAATATACCACTGGCGTCATCGCTAATCTGAGCCTTCAAGATCTACAGCAACAAAGGGCTAATACCTGGGAGACCTATGGCAATTGCCTGGGTCACGGCAAAACCCATTACAATCATCTGATCCTGGGCCAATACGATACAGAGCTTGCAGCGCGGGGCGTTGCTGCAGATGAAACCATCCAGGGCGTTTTCAACGGCGCTGGTACTTACTGAAAGGATACACAATGCAGACAGACTTATTCGACCAGGGCGCAGCGAGCATGCCAGGATCGAGACAGACAGACCTCGAGCAATTGATTGCCGAGAACTTGCAAGAGGCGATTGAAGATTGCCAGGAACAAGAAAGCTATTTGCGGATCCGTGCGTTGAATACCGGGCTCGCTATCTATGAGATCCGAGCCAATGAAGCCAAGCAAATGCGGATCACTGCAGAGCGTCAGCTTGCAGATATTATAAATAAATAAACCTTTAAAAAACCTTTGCTAAGATCTCGTCATCATCATCGGGCGGGATCTTATAATATAATCTGACAAGAGCATCGTAATACATACGCTTGACCGCCCTGGCATCCCTGCCCCCCAGCATCTTGCCGAGCTTAGTCCACTTAGGCCCACGCTCGCGAAACGCCGCGCTGTGCGCCACAGCCCACACCAGGCGTCTATCGTCCTCGTCCATGTATCTGATGCCGAGAAGCAAAGCTTGCTCAAAACACGTAACGTCTGCCGGTGTTGCCTTGGATAAAGGTGCAACGAAATCGTCCCATCCGTATGCGCCCCATTCCTGTTTGTACTCGGGCCAGGACGCGAGCTTTTGCTTGCGGAACGCCGCTGGTAGTTTGCGCTCTGTTTCTGCAGCTCGCAGAAAAAAGCTATCGAGCTCCGTCATGCTCATTCTGGATTTATCCATTGCGCATAGGCTTCAATCGTTTGAATAAAAATTGAGCCGTTTTTTTGCCAGTG